CCATATTGCAAGTGAGGAGCATTTCAAACAGATTGGTGGTCAAATAAAAAACTGACCACTCTGCCCCTGACTCTGCCCCACTCTGCCCTATAATAACTTCAGTTGAAACAAACAAACCACATCATGGCTCTCTCCCCTGACTACATTCGCACCTCTCTCCAGTCTCTCTACGGTGAGTCTGTAGCAAGCGCCGATATTCGTGCTTGGTGTGCAATGAATGGTGCTAACTATCAGACTGTGACCAACAAACTGTCTCAATACAAAGTTGGTCGTGGTAAGTGGAATCTGGAAGTAACTCAAAAAAAGGTGGAAGAAATTGAACGTACTTATCAGGCACCTCCTGCAATGCCTGCTGTAGAACAGAACCTTATTCCTGTAAAAGATGATACCTTCGTCCGCTTTGGTAACTTCAGCGATATTCGCAAAATTATTCAATCGAAACTGTTTTATCCAACGTTCATTACGGGTCTTTCTGGTAACGGTAAAACGTTCTCGGTTGAACAAGCGTGTGCTCAACTGGGTCGGGAACTTATCCGTGTAAACATTACTATTGAAACTGATGAAGATGATCTTATTGGCGGTTTCCGTCTTGTTAATGGTGAAACCGTCTGGCACAATGGCCCAGTCATTGAGGCACTCGAACGAGGAGCTATCTTGCTCCTTGATGAGATCGACCTCGCTAGTAACAAAATTCTCTGTCTCCAAAGTGTTCTTGAAGGAAATGGAGTCTTCCTTAAGAAAATTGGGAAGTTTGTCCGACCCAGTGCAGGTTTCAACGTCATCGCAACCGCAAACACTAAAGGTAAAGGTTCAGACGACGGACGATTTATTGGAACTAACGTGCTCAACGAA